GGCGCGCCCGGCGGGATTCGAACCCACGACCCCTGCCTTCGGAGCGCGTCAGTTTTAGTATTTCAGTTACAAAAATATTTAAAAAGTTGGCAGAGATTTTAGAGCGTCGCGCAAATTATCAATTTGCAAGTGAGCATAGCGCTCCGTTGTTGTTATACACGTATGGCCTAGCAGATCGCGCACCGTATAAAGCGGGATTCCCGATTGAACGAGCCACGATGCAAAAGTGTGTCGTAAATCGTGAATACGCAAGTTATCAATCTTTGCCATCTTACAGGCTAATCTAAATCCTTTCTTTAAACTCAGTATATGAGTGCCTGTCTGTTCATTATAAAAAACCCAAGTATTATTCGCCCTGGCTAACTTCATTTCATGCAGCACTTGCATGGCCGTTTCATTCAATGCAATAAAACGCCGCCGTTTTGACTTGGTATTTTCCCTATTCAGAATTAAATAGCGATTATTAAAATCCACCCTATCCCAAGAAAGCCGGAGCAGCTCACCAGATCGGCAGCCCGTATTTAAAGCCAATTTGATAAAGCAGTTTAAAAAGTAATTATCTTTTGAAGCATAGATTAGCCTTGCAGCTTCAGCATTAGATAGAAAGCGGATACGTGGCTCAGATTCAGATAATGAAAAATTGGCCAATGGGTTTCTATGGGATAATTCATGGTCAGTAAAATAATAATTAATTGCAGCACGCAGAGACCGAAATTCACGGTTAATTGTCGCGTCAGTCACTCCAGCAGCACGCCTAAAGTGAATGTAGTCACGCAGGCTTTGCCGTGTGATTGCAGTTATTTCAATGTCACCATAAAAAAGCTCAAAGCGTGCATAGGCATATTTGTCACGATCTTTTGAAGTATGTTCAGAATAATGCAGATAATAAGCTGTCACATTATTAAGGGTAATCATAGCTAAAAGTCCTGATACATAAGGACTTTTAAAAGTGGAATTCATGGCATGTTTAGTCTGTTTTGAAACGCGGTGCGTTTCGCTTCGCTTGTAACTATGAAGCTGATGCGCACAAGTCGCATCAGCTTCTGTAATTAGCTTGTTTTTGGGTTCTTTGGGCGATCAAGTTACTTTCAGACTAGACGGTGCAGTTGCCCGCTATTCTGAAAGCCTTGACGCTGCTAATCCCTACTATTTTCTTTGACACCTTTAATAATTCTACGAATAGGGTGTTTAATACCGTCCCATATAAAACCAAATAAGCATAGACCTATAAGAAACATCAGTGCTTGATAATAACTAGACATTAGGTGTTACCTGTGCTGGTGACTGCACTGGAGCAGCAGGCTGTGACTGTGCAAGGAACGGGTTAAACGGCATTCCGTCATTGATTACTTTTTTGCAGTCCGCTATAGACACGTCCAGCTTAGATCCTTGTTGCGTGTAACAACTGCATTTTGTCTTGAGCTGGATGCAACCGGACAGATAAGGCCGGTTAACTCCACCAGCAGAATACTGGTTATCAAAAGGCTTGTTTGGGTCATAATTCACTTCCACAGTAGGCGTGGAAGTTTGATTTTGCAGTGTGGAAGTCTGTCGCGCTTCCAGATCTGCACGTTGCTCAGGGGTCAGCGGGTCATGCACTTGTGCTGCCTGCTGTGCTTGTACTGTCTGGCTAGTTTTTGCTGGTTGAGGTTTGCCCCCAGCGACCTCAGTTAAAAAGTTATCTGTCAGGAACAGGGTTTTTAGAGCGTAGGTAAACGCTAGAACTACACCAATACAGATAAAAATAAACTTGGGTGGGATACGCATTTTATGCGTGTGTACCGTAGCAGACTTATAATATTTATATAAATCCTTTGGATAGCTAAAGCGAAATGAGCGTTCAGCAATGGCTTTTTTTGTTGGCTCATTAGGCCCAAGAACACAGTAAGCCCAGAGATATACAGTAGCCGATGGCATCCCCCAGCCACGGTGCAGGTGGAAGTGATTACCCACTACTGAACGGAAGTGAGAATGCACCAGAACCGGAAACTGGGTGATCCCATAAATATCAAAACCGCGGTGACGGTGAATCTGTAAGGCTTCTACAATGTCATTGGTTTTGCGTTCTTCCTTGTAGGTTTCACGCTGCTGGATTTCATCATAGAACACGCGTGAGCCGTCAGGACAAGTACGCCAGTCATCAGGACTAGGCAAAACATTAGGGACTTTCAGGCCGTTGATGTCAGCGTATATGGTGCGGACATCCTTTAAAAACTTAAGTTTTAAAGCAGGGTTATAGTCCTTAATACGGGTAATAATTGAGTTGTAAGCCATTGTTTTCTGGTAGTAGAGCTCATGGCGTAATTCAAGGGAAAGTATAGAAAAATGATCATATTCATCTGGGTATAACTCTATTTGCTCTTTTAAATTCCAGCCATACTGGAATTCATCTTCAAGCTTGTTTTCCCTAATGATTTTATCGTTATGGGCAAAAATAGCAGGGTTCAGCTTAATGTTCTTGGCGTTCTCTTTTTCAAACTGGATGATTAAAGAAACCGCGTAAAGGGTTTTTCCTGAGCCGGGCGTTCCGGTTATCAAATGCAGCATGGGTTACTCCGAAGCTACCCTGCGGGCGGGTCACCGTGCGCTCCGTGCAGTTGCGCGGTGCGCCGTGCAATCCGTCCTCAGGTAGCTTTTCGCAATGTTAGCTTTGATGCGTTTAACGCCATTCGGGTCAAATACGCAGATAAAATAAGCGACATATAGAGATCAAGGCCAAGCAAGTGTGCAAAGGCCAATACGTCACTTGGTACACCACCTAGCATCGACTTCATTTTGTCAACGGCAGCCGTGAAGGTGGTCATGAATATGGCTGATGAGGTAAGCATGACACCCGCACCAGTTAGGACATTTTTTAAGAATCCCTTTTGACTGGATTCAACAACAGCAGTTACTTTTGACCAGAAACCCATTAACTTTCTTCCTCTGTACGTCCAGCTACGATCATAGAAGCCTGATAAGCACCAATGAGTAAAATTGCTGGTTTTGCATAAGCAAAAGCCTGACACCAGCCGGAAAGATCAAACTCAAAGGTCTGGGTTTGACCTATAAAATTAAAGCTGAAGGTTTTTGGCTGGGGACATGTTCCGCCAAAATCCAACTGGATGGCTTGAGGTGTTTCTGTCGTAGGAATATCAATATCAGTATCACTATCATCACGCTCAGGAACTTCTTCCTTGATTGCATCAGCAAGCTCGCGTGTGGCCGTTGCTGTTTTCGTTGTTTCAGCAAGCTGTTTTTCTGCATCAGTATGGGCTTGAGTAGTTCCAGCAGTTACAGCCTTTTTGGTTTCCTCTGTCTGTGTTGCAGTGGTTTGAGTCGCTGTTTTCACTGATTCTGTGTCAGTTGCTATACGGGTAGAGTTAGTAGCAACTTTTCCTGAATTGGTATTACTAATATTCATTGCGTCACAAATGAAAGCAGCCCATGAGCAAAAGCCGGGCAATGTGAATTTTTCTATAGGCGGTGCATCTGGATCAGCAGTATTAGGCTTTGTTTCTTTGGTGATATCGTTGTCACCTTCTTTAGGCTCTACACCAGCATTTGCATCTAGCTGTTGAGGTACAGAGGGATATGCAAGAGGTTTACCTTGTTCAGCGTCAGCTAGATCAGCCGCAACTGTTTCTTTTACAAAGTCATTTGCAGCAGCGTCACCAGCAGCGGCATTTTTTGCTATTTCAGCGCCAACAACATCGTACGGTAAGTATTTTTCTTCAGGTTTAATGTCGGGGTCATAATTTGGGTTTACGACACGGTTAGCTTGGTCGTATCCCCAAGCACTACGGCATTCAACGGTTTGACCATTATCTGTTGCAACCATTTCGGTGATAGGAGGATGTCCTTCAACAGCAGCAACAGCAGCATTACACGCTTCCCCAAATGTAGAATAAGTCTTTGTTGTGCCAGCAATAGAAATCTGCCATAAATATTGAGAATTATTAACAGGTGTTTCCCAATATTTAACACGATTATTTGCAGGATCAAGTACCCAAGAAACACCATCGAGAAGTAAATCAATTGCAGTCGTTACAGCTAGTACAGCACCGAAACGACCTATGCCACGCGCCAGATCAGCAGGTGCTGGAGTAACTTTTGCAAATGAATTAACCGTACGAGAAGCACCATTAATGATTGCTTCTTTGGTTGCATTGATTGTTGCTACACCAGCCTCAGCAGCTATAGAACCTACAGACCAGCCACCCAAACCAGAAGCAGCATTTGCAAATACATAAGCTGGAGCAAACATCATGTAAACACAGATGATTAGATTAATTATCTTCGTGTGATAATCAGGAATGCTAGAACGGTTACAATTAAAGGTATCCAATTTATCCAGCTCGCTTCGTCAGTCATTTAGTTAATCCCAATAGAAGAAAGCCCCGAAGGGCTTTCGTTTTTACTTGGCACCCTTTTTGAACCATGACCATGCGAGGTACATGCCCAGTAAACCAACCAGAACAATAATGACTCCCTTAACAGCAGTTTTAGTGCCGTCAAGCTCACCAGTTGCCCCAGAGAAGTCCAGTTCAGCAGCAGCAAAAGAATTAGCTGCTACAAGCGCAGTTGAAGCCCCTACAGCACCTACGAATGCTGCATCCTTAAGACGTTTAACCAGTGGTTGGGTTTGTGGAGTTACATCTTTCATTTTTTACATCCTTAAGTTGTGTTCAGGTGTTTTTATCCATGAACTGTTTAAAAAGCTGGTAGCAGTAAGCCATTATTAAAATCGTGCAGATTTCAACAGTAAGCTCACGTGCTTGAGCTTTCGTGATTGCGACCTGGTCAAGTACAGTGACTTGCTCAGACCATGAAACACACGTCTGTGGCGTTGTGTCAGATAGCTGGTCACAGACGTAGTGCGTCATTCTTTAAAATCCGGTGCAGGTCATGTAATGGGCAGTAATCAGGCTTTTAGACATGACTTGACCGCAGCAAATACATTTAACTTTTGGTACGAGTGATATGCTCATTGGCTTAAATCCCAGTCCTTTTACATAAACCTGAATCATGGTTAAGCCTTAGCAGCTTGTGGCGCTAGAACAGGCTTTAGGTCAATCAAAATGGTTTTTTGGCTTTTGCCATTGGTGACCATTTCAAACGTGGCCACCGCTTCGAACGGAAACTTGAGTGTTGCCACTTTGTTGAAGTTGTCAGACAGCCCCCATGGGTATTCAGAGCCAGCGAAGCCCACAGCATCGCCTTTGCTGGTGTCCATGCCTGTTTGCACGTAAACCTTTGTGCTGTCGTATGGCTTTCCTTCCATTTCGCCTTTGCTACGCTTCGCACCAGTTACTACTACGTTAGATTGAAATTGCATGTTTTTTACCTCAAGAATAAACAGCGTTAAATTGGGAGCGCTGAACAGCCTGACTCAAGCGTGTATAGCCATAAGCCTGTTCAAACTGTTTGTTACGTTCCATTGAAATTGCAAGATGATCAATAATTTGCAGACGCTTAGGTACTGCGTCAGGGTCATTAGCAGTCACAAACTGCATAATTTCTGAATCGGAATAAACCTTGCGGAAAAGGGCAAAGTATTTGCCGAATTGATGTTTGATAATTTCCTTAGCCCGCTTCTGGGTGATTTCAGCTGTTTTTTTAACAGTGGCTATTTTTTCAGGCGTGGCGTACTGGTGAAAATCCGAAAAACAAGGATAAGCACCAATAAAATATTGAGAAGGACTAAGCAAAATATCAAATGGTATAAAGCGGTCATGGCCTTTAAATTCAACCTCTGCACGTGTCCAAGGATCATCCTTAGCACCCTCTTTTTTACCTTTTTCATAAATCCGGCAATATTTTCCAGATTCACGAGTGCCAATGGTTAGCGTCCGGCCTTTGCCTGTAATGCGTTTCCAGTTGCCCAAGTGTCCAATGTTAGGCATGGTGCCACCGCACCAGAAGCCGCCTAAGCCGTCTTGCATGTTTGCCCAGTCAACATTTAAGTGTTTGCCCTGCAAATCATCATGTGCAAGGTCTACACGGGTCAGCTTGGTACGCTGGGCATATCCGGTCAGGTATTTATAAAGGCGTTCATGCCATCCTTTAGCTGCTAAAGCACAGCCTTTGCCGTTAAGCTGGACTGCAATGCGTTTAGAGCTATGACCCATTAAGACTATGCCTAGGTTGTCTTGCAGCTCCCAAGAGTACTTATAGAAGTGCATACCCTTGTCACGTTTTTTTGCGATGCCAAAACCGAAGATTTCAAACAGGTCTTGGTCTAAATCGTCGGCAATGTCGTCGTAGGCGTCAGCATCATCTAGGCCTAGTGCTAAATATTTAGGGCTAAAGGTTTCAACACCTAGCGCAAATGTTACCCAGTCCAGTTGAGCAACTTCGCCAGTACAAGGCACGCTATGGATGATTGGCAGGTCTGTACCATCTTCAGTTTTGACCATGCGGACGTTGTCCAGCTTGCGTGGATACTTCCAGTTGCCTAGGTCTGCTGTTTTCCCGAAAATTTCCGGCTGGTTGCCTTCCACTATCGCAGGGATTAAGGCCTCTTGCGTCCCCTGTGGTGATACCGTTACCCCCATATTATAAAAGGGGGTCTTTTCGACCTTTACCGTGTGTTTTAACTGGGTTTTGATTAATTTTTGATCAGACATGATCATCCCCCAATTGTTCCAGAATTTCACTCAGGGAAGCATTTTCACTTTCAAAAATGTCAGCAAGTGCAGCGATGCGAGCTGGTGAGTAGCCCCAAGCCGCACAAACTGTTTCAAGCTGGCGCAGGCAATGTTCAGTATTTGGTGTGCATGAGCCGCCTACAATGATTTCTTCGCCATAATTCGCTACTATCTGTGCGACATGATCAAATGCAGCTTGAGCAAACTCATGCTGATCTTTATAGACAAACGTTTGCATGGCGTTCACCAGAGAGAGAAAAAATGGAAATCTTGATAATCATTGCTGTTGTAGTTATTGCAGCCTTAGCTTTTTTAGGAGCAGCTAATAAAAGCAAATCTACTAAAGGTAAAAACCAAACACCCATTAAGGCTAAGCGCGTTTTAACCATGAATGAGCAGCCAACATTCAACAGATTACGAGAAGCACTACCTGACCATATAGTTTTAGCCCAAGTTTCATTTGGTGCATTATTAAGTACAACCGGACAAGCAACACGTAATCGCTTTAATCGAAAAATTGCAGATTTTGTTGTACTGGATAAATCTTTTAACGTGGTTGCAGTTGTCGAACTGGACGACAAGAGCCACAAAGGAAAAGAACAGCAAGATGCAGAACGGGATGCAATGCTTAAGGAAGCTGGATATCGTGTCATTCGATATCCGAGAACTCCTGATCTAGATAAAGTCAAAGCTGACTTTGCACCACCCATAAACACACCTTGATATTTCGCTAAATCGGCTTAACATAATTGTGAAGTCGGATTAACTAAATCTAACCAAATTTGTGAAGAAAGGTTACTTCACAAATTTGGTTATCGTCAAGGTGTGCGAAATGATCAAAGAACTAATAGAAAAAGCAAAATTTAGCTTGGGAAGCTATGAAAAATTAGCAGAAGCGACAGGCGTAAGACCGTCTGTAGTATCGGAATGGAAAGCAGGAAAAAGAAAGCCTGATGCTTTTAAAATTTGTTATATGGCTGAAATTGCTGGATTAAATCCGTTAGATACACTTGCAGAAGTACAAGCAGAAATTGATAAAGACAATTCTTCTTATTGGAATAAAT